GCCAGAGGATTACCCGCTGCTATAAGGTTTGCTAAGTCTCTTGCTTTTGTCATTGGGTTATCCTTTCACCAATAGTTTAGTTGCTGAAAGTGCTACACCTGCGTAGGTTCCACCGCTATCGGTGGTAACTGCACCACCACTATTAACGTAGTGTTTTGACCCCGCTGTAAGCCCTGACTGTTGTTCATTAACACCGCCAATCACAGTTATATCCCCTGACGCCCCGCTATTAATTCCAGCCGTTGCAAAACCTACAAATTTAGAAGAGTCACTTGTAATGGGTAATTTATGACTACTACTTTCCCAATCATTTGCGTTATTTCCATTCCCAATCACAGTATACAATGATACATCAGGGTTATTAAGATGTGAGAGAACATTAAAGTTAGCTGAACCTGAGAAGTAAGCATTGTACCCTGTTAAGTCGCTAGCCGTTCCAAGAGTAACATTTCCGTTGGTGGCTACGTCAATAGACCTGTACTGAAAGGTAGCGTTATTATACCCCCCTGCATAAATAATTGCGCTTTTAGCATTTTTATCCTCAAGTAAACTATTATGCCCTTCCAAAGAAGACGCTGTAACCGCAGTATTAAGTGTTAAACTATTATTACTAATTGTAGCACTTCTTACTTTAACTGAGGATGTACCTGTACCATAAGAAATTAAAAATTTTCCACTGTGGGTATCAAATTTTACGCTTTGTTTATTAGAGTTATTTATAGCGTTACTGCTGTCTAAAGTTTGCCTCGTTCCTTGGGATATAGAAAAACCTGCTCCAATACTTCCTGTTACTTTAAAAGGATAGGCATAGGAAGCACTGCCTCCAGCATCTCCAAGAATAGCTAAAAATTGTCCATTTCCGTCTGTTCCAACCTTTGGGAATTTATAGTTTCCACCAGTATTAGACATTGTAGCTTGAAGTCTGCTTGTAGGATACCCACTAGAGCTCAATGTAATCACATTGATAACTGGAGAACCGCTATGTAGCTGTGAAATCAGTATATGTGCTTGTAGACTAGTGTCATAAACCAAGGCATATGCACCATTGCCTGATACTCTATTAGCTAACGAAACGTTATTACTAGATATTCTACTGTTACCATTAAAATAGGCTGTTCGCATTTCTGTATTATTGTTAGAGTCATCACTTATAACAATTAAAAAAAACCCATTTACGTTGCAGTCGGGATCAAAAGTCATGGCTACACTTGCGCCAATGTTTGAGCTGTCTGGATATACACTATCGCCTTGGCTTGCGACAGCTTCAGAACCAGTATCTGTAACAACATTCCCATGCCACCATTGAACCCAGCCGTTTGAGTTTCTAGCTAAAGCAATAATTTTTTTATTTATTGAGTCATAGGCAGCAGCATTAGCAATAATGTCACTGCCGCCATAGGGAAGTTGAAACTGACTACTACCAACCGAAGAAACACTACCTATTGTTTTTGTAATACCTGCTGCCTGACCGCTAGTATTAATAATCACTGCTTGCCCTGCTGTTAATGTAGACGCCGCTGTTAGCTCAGCAGTCCCACCGCCACCAACACCAGCCGTACCCAAGGCAGCTACAGTAGTCGCATCTACAGAAGTAATGTTACTAAGCTGTCTGCTATCATTTATGACGGTTGTACCGCCTACTTTAATCGCCATCTTCGTATACTCCTACTAGGTGATTGTTGCGTTGGAATTGACGTTGCCGACAACATCGAGGTTGCCGCTTGCGTCCAGTTTCATCTTGTTTGTGCCGCCTGTAGCGAAGTACAGTGAGCCGCCAGACTCTGTGATAGTCCAGTTAGCCCAGCCAACAGAACCGCCGCCTGTCATCTGTAGGTTACCCGAAGTGTGAATCCGCACAGCCTCTGTATCAGAACCACTGCTTTCTCTGATTATCGCAAGATTACCACCAGTAGGGCCACTAGCATGAAACTTCCAACCGTCCCCGCCATCAGGTACGTTGTTTTGTGTTAGCTTAATTTGAGGTATATCTGTGGCTGGGCGTATTTCTACTGTAGCATCATTAAGTGAGGTTGCTCCAATACCCAACCGTTCAGCACTCGCATCCCAGAAGAACTTTGCGGTAGTGCCTGTGTCCTCGTAGAAGCTGATGTCGCCGTTACCGTCTATCTTGAACGCATCTCTTGGGGATGCTACCCCTTGGCGAATGTAAAAGTCGCTAGACCCATCCTCCATGTCCAAAGTCCAACCAGCAACGTCATTAACGTAGACAAGTTTGCCCGATGTAGTGTTAATGCGAACTTCATTATTAACAGTCAAAGCACCCGTCATAGTATCGCCAGCTACTTCAACGTAACGAGCATCTGCCTGTGTCTTAGTATATGTATCGGCTACTACGAATGTACCGTAAGCTACAATGTCTACAGTATCACCTACGGCTGCACCTGTAGCCAGTACAACAGATGTACCATTTGTAGCAGTAAAGTCTGTGCCTACTATTAGTTTAACACCGTTGAGATAAGCATCGACATAGCCGGGATCATACGTTGAAGCGAAGGTAGTCTGACCTGCAGTAGCAGTGTAAGTGTTACGGCTAGATGTACCATTAACGGATGAACCAGCAGCTTGCCATCCAGAACCACCATAGACGTACATGATGTCAGTGGTAGTATTGAAATACAAAGCACCAGCTATAAGTGCGTCACCATCGTTGTCTGTACCGGGAGCGGAAGACTTAGCACCAAGGTATCTGTCATCGAAGTCATCATAAGATGCAGCGGCAGATGTAGCCGAACTAGCAGCGGAAGTAGCAGAGTTACCTGCATTGGTTTCACTGGTAGCAGCGGCTGTAGCAGAAGCAGCGGCGGCAGTAGCGTTGGTTTGTGCGGAACTAAGACTACCAGTAATCGTATCAACGTAACTTTTACTCACAGCATCATTTGCAGAGCTGGGTGCGCCCAGACCAGTAATCTTCTGATTACCCATAGCAATCGCACCAGACATCGTGCCACCAGCTTTGCCTAAGTAAGTAGTGTCAGAGAATGACTTCGTGACTGCATCTTGGTTAGCAGTCGGATCACCCAGACCAGTAATCTTAGACGTACCCATAGCAATCGGGCCAGACATTGTGCCGCCAGCCAGTGGTAACTTAGTCGCTATGCTTGTTGTGATTGTATTAGCAAAGTCTGCATCATCGCCCAGCGCAGCCGCTAACTCATTCAACGTGTCCAGTGTACCGGGTGCGCTATCTACAAGAGCAGCTACTTCATCGTCAACGTATTTTTTCGTGGCTGCATCAAGGTCATTTGAGGGTGCAGTCAAGTTAGTGATGGTAGCAGTCGTACCCGCATTCATATTCAGTGTACCATTGATGGTCACATCTGTGAATGAGGATGTGCCGCTAGAGGCTGTCACATTACCCGCTACGTTGCCTGTTAGATTACCTACTACGTTACCCGTGACATTGCCCGCCACGGTTCCTGTAAGTGGCCCTACAAGGCTTGTACCTGTAATTGTAGTACCTGTTACGGCTGCGGGAGTTGTTGCGCCAACAATTGTACCGTCAATGTTACCACCGTTAATATCTACCGTAGCAAGAGTGGCCTGACCTGATGTACCCACTGTAGTAAAACTACCCGCCGCCGCAGTCGATGCGCCAATGACTGTAGCATCAATATTGCCGCCGTTTACGTCTACAGTAGCTAAAGTAGCTAATCCCGTAGATGTAATAGTCGTGCCTGTGATAGCCGCAGGAGTAGAAGCGCCGATTGTAGTGCCATCGATAGCACCGCCATTAATATCAACTGTGGCTAGTGTTGTGGTTCCAGTAGCTGAAAGAGTGGTGAAGCTACCTGCAACAGCGGTGGTATTACCAATTACAGTATTATCTATCACACCAGAATTAAGGTCTACGGATGTAATAGTCGTAGTTCCAGTAGCAGCTAAATTAGCGAACCCTGCATCGCCAGTTACGTTAAGCGTACCACCAACAGCTACGTTAGTAGCCGCCGCAATCCCGCCGCTAAGGAATAAGTCTTGAAAACGAGTAGATGTGTTACCCAAATCTATAGTGTCGTTAGCAACAGGCAGTATTGCATTACCATTTGATACTTTTACTAACTCTTCCCAGACCGCTGCATTAGCAGAATTAACGATACAGATGTATGTACGTCCTGTTGAAGTATTCTGCCACATCGAGCCTACGACATAGCCCTGAGAGATATCGTTGGTAGCTATAGGGGCGGCGGTGGCATCCATTTTATTAAGGCCACCTACACCACCATTTACGGCGGGCAAAAACCCAGAAACAGATGTCGCCAGAGGTATTTTAGGGGCATCACCTGTAGCGCCAGTATGTCCATGACCAGTTGTGCCGTGAAATGCGTCAGCTACCTGATTAAACTCAGAATTAAGGGGAGGTGCAGTAATAGGCGACCCATTGATTATAGTGCCTGTAGACTGCCGTGTGTAACCTGCCATAGTTTATCTTCTCCCTGCCGCCGTAAATTCAAAGACCATACCTTGAATAGAAAATGATTCCGTCTGCCCTACGGTCACAAAAGTGGCTTGTGCAGAGAAACCTGATCCTTGAATGTCGCTGGTCATAATTGGCTTAGATGAGCCGCCATACAGTACGTTTGTGGCAGCATAATTAATGTTCCTACCATCGTATTGGGTAGGCGCTCCTGAAGATGTCTGTGAGTATGTGGATGGCGTTGAAACAGCCCCGTCACCCCAATCGTAGGTCATGGAAAGCAACATTTCTAACGGGCCTTCTGCCCGAATGAATGTATTTATCTTTCGCATTATTTTGCGTTGTTCTGTCTCGCCAAAATCTAAATAAGGTGTAGCGTAAATACTTACGATATCTTCACCATTAAAGCTTATGCCGTCTTCTTGCTTGTATACTTTGCCGTCATAATCACCGTGTAATATGAACTCTGTGGTTCCAATGTATCCACTAGTGCAGCAAGAAGCTCGAATACCTAAAAGTTCCCCAAACTCCCAACCAATAGAACCAGAGCTATTAGTTAATCCACCGATAATACCAAGACTATCCCCCGCCAAAACCCCACCGTCCCCGATAAAATACCTGACTTGAGACTTAGACCTAATCACAACGCCATTCAGCGTAGTCATGTCTTCGTTCTTAATAATATCAACTAGAGTGGCTTGTATGGGCTTACTTAATGTTTCAAGCTCCACATCCCCAATGCGAGAAGTTGAAGCGCACGGTCTGAAGCCATCAGGTGCGAGGAACATCAGATCCCCGCCGATTTCCAGTACACTGTCCCGTGCCACGCAGCCTACGTTTGCGGTGACCTGTGCGAGAGTAAAGTTACCAGAGCCATCTACCCCAATCTTCTTGATTGAGTTGCCGCCGAAAACGAATAAGTCATCACGGAACGGTTTAATCTGTACTACATCAAAGCCAGAAGCCAGTTGTCCACCACCCGCCGCAGTAGTCCAAGTATACGGATCATTAGGTGCGCTATGTGCTACTGCCGCTGCGGTAGCTTCGTGACCTGATAAGAAAACATGGTTCTCAAATACATCTACCAAAGCAGGGGCGTTCAGCGCCTGTGGGCCACCCGCAGTATTATTTGCAGCATCGTATCCACCAGAGTGAGAAGACTTGATTTCTTTCCAGTTTGCCCCGTTAAATACGATAGCAGGGTTTACCCCGTCTACGAAGACGATGTGGTTACCTGTGCCAAAGTTAAAAGTAGCGTGACGCAGCTTATCTACGGTTAATCCGTTCAGGGTCATCGGACGAGATACTGAGTGGTCTAGTGTATACTTACGCCAGCCAATTGATTTAGTGTAGAAGTAGAAGCTGTAAGTATTAGCCCCTGCATCCTGACGGGCGGCAATAATCTTAGTGGTATTCGTTACGTCTTCTTTAAAGATAGCCAGACCTAAGACCTTGCCCTGTCCTGTAGTCTGTCCATCAACCGTCACTTCGCCGTAGTCGCTATCAAATTGTGAGTAGCCTTCAATACGACGATAGCCCCCGAAGAGGCCTGGTTCGTAGTTAACAAGTCGTGTGGCTGATCCTGGTCTATTGTCCGAAAGATCTAGATGATTTTCGTTACTGTTCAGACCACCGCTACTGACTAGCTTGAAGGATTGAATTTGATCGGGCATCTAGAATTTAATCCTAGTGTCTCTTATGGAGACATTGTTGTTTATAAATAGTGTTTGCAGATCCTTAACGCCCTTCTCAAAGGCTATAAAAGCGACCTGGGCGGATTCCACGTTGTCTTTAAACATATATAAATGGTACAGCGCCCCATCTATTAGGACGGTATCATAGCTCTCTGGAATACGGGTGACATCTGTTGCATTAGTGATGTCTGTGTAATTCATAAAATAACGAAACTTTAATGTGTACGCTTTGTTTGGGGAAGGACTCACGCCATATCCATTACCGTGGCTTGGAAATACAAACTCTGGGATATCCCTACCTTCTGAACCAGCGGTGTAGTCGGCGTCACGATATGTAGAATACCATTCATCCTGTTCTATAAATTTAAGAGTTTTAAAACCTGCACCTAGATTATCGTCTGATTGGATTTGAAAACTATTCCAATCCGCTATTTTAAAATATTGAGGCCAGGCGTATTCTGTCTGACCTGCTACTAATGTGTCAGTCTCTTCTGCGGCGTTAAAAGGCCACCCAAACTCCGCTTGGTTGATCTTAGCTACAGCCGCCTTCACGGCATCCTTAACGAGTGCTTGAACACCACGAACCGACCCAAAGTCGGCTTCCGCAATCTCCACCTCATTCAGGCGTCGAAGGGTTTGGTTACACAGATCGATATAAGTAGATGGCATAATTTAACCTTAATTAAGTGAAGGGCGGGTACTTGACCCGCCCCCCAAGTAAGTGTTATGCGAGGTTATAGTTCGCCGTGAACAACGCCTCTGGGCGAAGGATCTTGCGTCCGTATAATTGCATGCCCCGGACAACATCGCTGAAGGTATCTGGAGAACGGAATGTCTCCACCTTGGCGATCTGATCAGCTACTGCTACAGCACTATCGTGACCAGCTACCATCACTCCGAAGTTAGTTTCGGAACCCGCAGCCGCTGTGGTGTCGAGGTTGCCAACGTAAGGCAGATTGTTCGACACATAGACAGTAAAGTTACGGATTTTAGCTGGGAGCTTGCCGTTACGGATTTCATCCGAACCACCGAAATCAGCATTTATTAACTTGCTCGATTCATCGAGAAGGATTTCTGCTACTAGGGGTGAGATTACGATATAACGCCCGTCTGTAGCTACATTGGCCTCATCCATCTTACGATTGATGCGGTTCATAACAGCTAATGGTGAAGTAATACCACCTGCTCCACCGCCAGCGGCGAGTGGGATAGATGTTACTTCGCCATCAGCACCCAAGTCAGAACCACCAAAGTCAGTGATATCCAGCTTGTTAGCCGCAAGCAATTCATCCGTACCTGCGGCAGTATTAGCTACAGAACCAGATGTGGTTGTGTTCCGTGCCCATGCACCTGGTGTTTTCCAACCAGACATATAGCCAAGAACTTCCGCATCGAATGCGTCACGAAGATCATAGCCAGCACGATCACTTGCTAAGTCCATGAAATTTAAGTGAGAATGCGCAACTTCAATATCCGCCAGTGTGAACTGCCAGTAGTTAGCTTTGTCTACAACCATCGTGAACGAAGTATCTGTCAGATCTTGCGTTGCGAGTGTTGTACCACGTTCCAGATTGTTGATAGTGATTGTTGGCTCACGGACGATGGTCACTGAATCTCCGTGTTGAGCGATCTCACCAGCGTAATCTGTGTTAGTCACAGCTTCGACTACAGAACTTTTCCTGAAAGCAAGCTGGGCTTTTTTACTGTAGATGACGGGCGAGAAGCCGCCTGAGTTTAGGTTGGTATAACCTGATGCTTTTGCGAATGCCATTTTATGTACTCCTTTGGAATGGCGGGGCGAAATGCCCGAACAGACCCCGAAGAGGACAATTGAGTGGCAGTGATATATGAGGGTGCGAGTGCCTAATTAGTTGCAGCTAACAAGCAAACGGGCCTCACCACACTGGTGGACTAAACGTCTAAATTCTTGGGAATAAGCAGAAACAGAGGTAGACCTTGCGGTGGCTCTATTCTGTGTTTTAAGAGGTAAGCCTCTTAGAAAATATGTCTCATGGAAACGTATCTTCAAAGAGTAAAGAGCAGTTGATACGTCACATACTCAGGTGACTCCTTGATCCTCTTTAATAAATACAGACCAAGACATAATCCAACTAGAAGAACACCCAACTGCCTCAGAACAGCCTCTAGCTGAATACCTTTATTATAGCACTTAACTATTTACTTTGCAAGCTACCTTGCTGCGCCAGTTTGGTCATAAACAAAACTTCCATTACGGACAGCCTCTTTTATGGCCTCTTCGTTCTTAATGAAATCTGCGTCTGACATAGATGCGATCTGACTTTCAGAAAATGCGCCACGTTGGTTTGTACTAGGGGCAGAACTAGATGTACGCCCTACTGCCTGTGCGGCTGACCTACTCTTACTCTTACGCTTGCCTGTATCCGCTTTATAAAGATCAATGGCACGGGAAGCTTCAACAGCGTTAGTGTTGTTTTTATACAAAGCATCTTGAATGTACTGTGGCTGCATAGCTACCCATTCGTGAAAGGAAGAATCCTGCCGAATGTCATGGAAATCAGGATGCATCTTAACAAGTTGTTGTTCAGCTTCTTTGCGGGTGAGCTTGTGTTCAAGCTGCTTTAGCCCTGCCATCCGCTTCTCGCCCTCTTCCAGAGCCTCGTTTGCACGTTTTCGAGCAATTGAATCAACAATTTTAGCAACGTCAGGGTATTTCTTTGACCACTGGTCAATCTCTTCATCAGTTTTAGGGAATTTAATTTGCCCCTTTGCGGCCTGTTCAAGTTGCGCCTTCATTTGAGCGACTTCTTGATCCTTTTGCTGCATCAATTGGTGAGAGTGCCGACGAAGATCTCCGTACCGTTTTTTGTACGTTGCATCTTCCGCATCAACTGGCTCGGGGCCACCTGACTGAACCTCTTGTTCTTTTGCTAACTCCTCGGAGTAAGAAAGACCATTATCGTCTTCATCTAAACGTCTATATTTTGCCATTGTATTTTGCCTCTTTGGGGGCCGCTCTTAGGCGGGTAGCCCGTTAGGACATGAACACCATTTTTGGTGTGTTCATCATGCCTGGTAGTTTGGATGTTTTGGGGTAGACCTCCTCGACTTCCTCATCTTCATCCAGCATGTCATCCACCTCTACGGCGGCGACTTCGATATCGATTTCCTCGGAAGGAACATCGTCTTCTGCCTCAGTAACCTCTTCAGGTTCTTCAGCTTCCTCTTCACCTGCGTATTGTATTAGGCCCATATCAAACATGCCCATGAGGCCCATTTCAGCCTCTGACTGCATATCCATGATATGTTTAAGTCCATGCCATTTAACCACGTTAGCGGGTAAAACGTATTCACCTTCGCTAATCATTGCTTCGATATCGTCCCGTACATTCTCTGCACTGGAACCCACGGGAATAGGATTTCCTGATACAGGGTCTGACATCATACCGCCCCCACAAGAACCATCGCAATCACCACCGCATCCACAAGACATGCCGCCGTGGTACATCTTCATCTTTTCATCATTCTCTGGATCGTCAGCTTTAGCTTTCTGGATGGCCTCTCCACGGGCCTCTTCGTAATCACTAAGTTTACCGTCTTTATCTAAGTCGGCTTTCTTCTGATCTAGTTGAAATCTGTTATTAGCCATGTCCAAACCTTCCTGTGTGGTGATGCCTTTTTGAGAGGTGGCAAGACCACCAAGTGCGTACTCTGGGGCATCGCCACCAAAAAAACCTACTACGTCATCTCTAATTTCCCCGGCATGAAACATTGCGTCTTTAATGCGTTCTTTTATTGAGACATCTGAGCCGTCTTGTGGTGAGTACATATCGCTCTCGCCAGTGTAGAACTGTTGCTCTGTCAGATCGGTGTTAAAGAGATTTTGAGAACGCCACTTAGAATACTCAGTAGCCATATCCTCATCTTCAAACATGGGCAGCTTCTCGCCCGTGTACTTATCGTAGGGGCCATTCTCCGCATAGTAATCAAAGAGTTGTTTTAAGTCGTACGGCTTGCCGTTAGTGGGATCGATTGTTGGCGTAACCAATATTGCGTCACCATATTCAAAAGATGATGATTTCTCAGAGTACGGTTCTTTGTTCTCTGCATTCGTCCAGACAGGCTTACCGTTACGGGTGGTTACCCCAGCTACTTTTTTTGGCTCTAAGTCCATTATTCTGCACCCTTAATCACTTCGTCACGAAGCGTTTTAAATCTACGAAGTTCTTTTATTGCCCCCTGAACTTCTAAAATTCTCTGGGGGTCTTTTTGTTTTTCTAGAAGGTCACGAAGACCTTCAATTCTAGCCGCAACGTAATAGTGCAGTAGGTTCATTTGCTCTTTGTTATTCACCAAAGGAAGCAATAGACGATAAAAGCTCTTATCCATTATTTACCTGTATTTTTAGGGACAGCTTTTGTGCCAAATTGGCGTATATAAGTCATGTCCTCTGCGTAAGCTTCCGCCCAGCGATTTTCCGTAAATGTTGCGAACAGGATAAGTTGGTTTACGTCTAAGCCTAGAACTTCTGTAATTTCCTGTAATTCAGACACTTCTTCACGCAAGCTTTCGATAATATATGCTTGCTGGGATACCCACCAAATTGCACCACCGAACTGAATAGCCATAGCTAAAACCAAAGCTATAGGTAATTTTACGTTATTCATTGATCACCTCGAAACAGTACAACGCAATGTTGTTGGTAGTGACTAGAACACTCGCCTTAGTCATTTCTTCCATGCAGATTTTCTCGCTAGGATACTGGCCTAGCTGGTAATGCGTTACGTTGCTATTCAATATCTGAAAAAACAGAAGTACCCACATTACTGAGGCTGTCCTTGTGGTGCGGCATTAGGGGGTGCGGGTTGCTGCCCCCCATTGTCTCCACCACCTGCGCCTGTGAAGCCTTCTGCTCCTGGTACGGGAGCCTCTCCTGGTGCTATGTTTCCGCCGCCTGTTCCTGTCGGATCACTAGGATTAGGTGGGCCACCTTCTGGGGGCGCTGGAGGGCCTTCAGGCTGGGGCATCATCGCTTGGATCTCTGCCATCATCTTAGCTTGTATAATCGCCTCACGTTGATCGTTAAGGATCTTGTCTTCATCCAAGTCCATCGACGCCGCCAACTCACGCAAAACATAATCGTATTTAACAAACGGAGCCATCTGTTGGTTCTGGGTCATCTGCATGAACTGGAGCAGACGCTGGCTGCGGATCTCATTACGCATTAGGCTTTCCGTGCCTTTAGCAATAACTTCCAAATCCCCAACAAATTCCTTGTCAAAGTTAAATTGCATGTTGAAACTGAATAACGCCTTACCCAGCGGAGCCAATAAGTAGTCATCGATGTTTCGCACCACCGCTTTGATGTTAGCCTGTGCAGCACCCATCAACATCGACATACCACTAGCGGTACGACCTACCCCCATAACTCCTGTAGTGCCGTGAGAGTAGCTAGGAATGCCTGTAGCCTCATCAGCAAGCTGGCGGGACTTATCAAACATCATCATTAATTCTTGCGATACGTTAGGGAATTTGGTTCCAAATATGGCCTGTCCTGGCGCACCCGCCTGACGCCGAAACACCTTGCCTGGGTACACACTTAGATCCTGACCAGGTACTAGATTAGTTTCATCAATCTCAATCAGAAGGTTACCTGATAGCGCCCCGTTATCAATTGCCATACGGTAAAAACCGTTCATTAGAAGTTGGGTATCTTCCATGTTCTCTGCAACACCAATACCAAAAAAGCTATACGGGTTAAGCTCATATGGAACTGCATGGTAGGGAATACGGCTAGGAGTGAACGGATTTAGCACTAAACGCAGGATTTGACCGTTACAGACCCATATATTGACCTGTATTTCGTCCTGATCCTCATATTCGTCTGGGATGTCCAGATCGGCTTCTTCAGCCAATTCGGCATCAATAACGCCCCAATACTCCAGTACTTCGTAGCGATCTATTTGATCTGAACTGGCATTGTCCTCTAAAGCGTCTTCCCAATAGGCTCTGGTGTAGCTAGGGCCATACTCAATCGCCAATTCAATGCTTTCATCACGGAAATGGGGGCGTTTCTTTAGTCCCCGCATCTGAGAGCGGTTTAAACGATGCCGTTGTACCGTATACTCAGCTTCCGCCATATTTCTGGCGTCTGGATCGGGATAGAAGTCCCAAATGCTGACGAATTCTACTTTAGGAATAGTTTCAAAGAGAGGATCGTACTCACCTTCGTCAGTCCAGCGAGGATATTCCTTATCGTGGGCAAATGGCCCTTTGATTAGGCCATGCCCCAGCAATGCACACTCAAATGCCATTGAACGTAGGTGCTTAGACGCTTGAGACTCCTCAAGCTGGTCATGCATACGCTTTTCCATCTTCTGAGCGGCAACTTTAGCAGGTTCAAACGTAATAGAACCAGGATTTGTACCTGCACCAACCTCAAGCTCGCCCTCAATCGGCTTTAACTTCTCTGAGTACACACCTAACTCTTTGGCGATCTCAGGACGCACGATATTACGAGGTACTTTGTAGTCTACGCCTACTTTATCTTTAACTTTTTCCGTTGTCAGGGAGTTAGGATCAAAATGTACAGCGTCAGCCACGTTATTTGGGAATTTACGCTGCTCAATACCTAGAGGATACTTGCCACCAGCGAAAAGTACGTCCACAACCTGTGCGTATGCGGCTAATACCTTAGTTTTTGTGATTTTAATAAATGCTTGGGACTTCTCAGTGTCAGTGAACTGTACATCTGCCCCGTATATACCACGGTAATTGCGGTATGCGGTCAGCCATCGGTCTTCGTCAGTGCGTCGATGGTCTTTTGACCTACGAAACTGCCCGTCAATAAACGAAACAACCCCAGAATACTCTGTATTCTCCTGCTCTACGTCACCATCTTCTTCCAAAGCCACTACACGATCCGTTTCGGTAGCGTCTTCCATGTTAGAATTTTCTGGTCTGTCCATTAAAGCCATATTTTAGTATCCAAATGCTGAATCTGATGGTCTGTAAGTGCGTTCAGGTACGCCTCTACCCATATCGAAAGGTGAAAATGCCCTAGGTCGGCTCATTATTCCGTAGCGAACACTGTCGTAGGCATGGTCGGTGGCGTATCTAGGATCGATGTCATCGCTACCCTTGGGATCAGATGGTATCGAAGGAAGATCCGCTATAATCTGGCGGCAAGTATCAAAGAAAACTATACCCGGTTGCTCTGTAGCTTCGTCTACCTTCAAGCGTTGATGAAATTGGTTCTTACCAGCTACCCTTGCTCCAGAGGATCTATCACTAGGACGCCATCTGCATCCCATGTTTATCATTTCCTCTGCAATGGAAGGGCCTATTTGTCCTCGGTTGTGCCAACATGAGCTATCCAAGACGCCGTAGTTAATCCTGTCTCCCACTTCAGCTTCCATAACAGCGGCTGCTAAGTCTTTGCCTGTATGCTTACTGAGATATAGCTCCCTATAAACGATCAGAGTTTCGTAGGCAGGGTCTATTGCGAACCAGTGTACTGCACTCCACGAACTATATCCGTAATCCGCTGATCTAAATCGTACCCATTCAGATGGTATGTCGAAAGGTTCTACCACATGAACCGATTGTTTAAACTCTGGGAACGCAGCGCCATCCGCTACCGCCCAATCCCCTTCTAGTAATTGCCGTCTTTGGTTCTCTGGCAAAGACAAAAGATTTGCCTCATACGCCCCATCGTCAGCTAGGTAAGGGTTATCGTATAAACTCGCAGGAATGAACCTGCGGTAGAATAAAGGATCACCTGCCTTTTCATGCGTTTCGGGGTAAACAAGGGGTTTACCTGTTTCGAGGTCTTGCGCCACAAACTTTTTGTTTGGTGGAGCGGGATCTATAAACATCTTCTTGACCCATTGATGCCCAGGGCCACCTGGGTTCGTCGTTGCCCGCATGTAGGTAGGCAAATCAGGGTCTGTTGTACGCAATCGAGATCGTAAATAATTGAAACTGTAGGGACTACTATACTGAGTTAGTTCATCTACCCCAATGTAGGAGAAGGACTGACCTTGGTAACGCATGACATCTTCGTCACGCTCAAGATATGTCATCCATAGTCTTGCTCCAGAAGGGAACGTCCATTGGCTTTTCTTTTCCTGCCATTTCGCTCCTGGGTACGCTTTCGGATAGAGTTCTTGTGACTTGAAAACCAACTCACGCAATTCGTCGTTTGTGCGGCGAAGGATGAGTCCACTGAATGCAGGATTTGAAAAATAGCGCATGGGATCTGCGAGTAGACTGTAGCTTTTTCCGCCTCCCGCTGCGCCCCCGAACAGGACTTCTCTCTCTGGCGCTGCGAGAAAATCGGTTTGCGGCCCTGGATTTGGGGCGAATACGACTTCTTGGGTTTGCTTTTGTGTGGCGATAGAGCCAAAGTCGAGTGTGTCCGAAACCGTGGTGTCTTCATCAGAGCTTTCAAGTTGTGCCAGCTTCTTTTCGGTCATGGTCAGAACACGTTTGGCATCTGACTTCTTACGCTTGACCGCAGCTAACTTCTTTTCTTCGTGCGTCTTAGGGCGGGTTTTCTTACGCTGCTTGGCTAACTTCTTTAAGCGTTTGGAGTTTGGCCTACGCTCTTTCCAGATGTTAATGATGCCTTGATGGCTTATCTTAACCCCGGTCTTATCGGTCAGCCAATCTGATACTCTGCGACTTGAGTGGCCTTCCTCTAATCCATCTAAGGCTTCTTCTACCAACTTCACCATTTCTGGGTCAGGGACAGCTACTAGTGGATCGTCGGGGCTTTCAACGTATGCATAAGGTAGCTTGGCGGTAGAATTTACACGTTTCTTATTCTGCCACATCCTGTTTCGGTGGTAGGATGAACATACCGCCGCCTGTATTGCTTACTTCTATCTGCTCTTTTTTGACCAGACCAGATCGATCTAAAACTTCCCGTGCCGCTGAAATGGCGTTCCGTGCGCCCAGGGAACTAGGGTCTTCTAGTACGTTAATAATTCCATACGCCGCTTTAGGGGCATTCATAGCCAACATTAGAGAGGCACGTTCTACAATCTCATCTTTTAGGGGGTTAACCACGTCAGATAGCCTTGTAGTAGAAGCGTATCCTGCAATGTTCATGGCAGTACGAATATTGCCCTGGGCTTCACCCATAAGACAATCTAGGAAAGCTTGTTGCTTTTCTGAATATTCTTTCTCTATGCGGCTCATCCCATTGTCCTCATATATACGAACCCAGCACCTATGGACGCTGTAAATACGATCCACCAAATGCGCTCAAAGAACTGAAGCTTATGGCCTCTGGACGCAGTAAGCTGGTCTAGCTTAACGATACGATCCCAAAGAGCTTTCTGTTGGTCATCAATATTATCCATACGCTTAAAAACAGTAATCATACGCTCTTCCATGCGGGCGAGGGTGATAACTGCGTTTGAGAGTGCGTCCAACTTATCCTCAATTCGGGTAAGGCGATCTTCGCTCATTTTTTCTTCCTCTTAGGTTTCCAATTTACCTTCTTGGAAGAAGTTTTCTTTGCCGTGGCTGCTTTACCTGCCTTAGTTTTACACTGAGCCATAGTGGGCCTACAGGCAGGGTATGACCCACCACTCTTTTTAGATTTACGCCCACAGGGGCCACCTGTCTTGCAGTTAACCCAGCCCTTGCCGCCGTTCTGACCGAACCACTTTTTTAGGCCGCTACCTGTGCTACTTTTTTTTGCTGCCACTTTTCTTACCGCCTATGTTGTAATTTTTAGCACCAACTTTGCGGCAACGAACCATGTGACCGCTGCGGTATGCAGAGTTCTTTGGCATTGCTCTGGTTACTTTTTCGTAACAGGCATCCTTCTTGGTTTTCTTTTTCTTAGCCGCCATTTATTTACCCACTTCTTTTTGTGCTTTTTTATGGGAAGCGGTAAAACTCATTCCATCCTTCATAAGCTTACGCATCATAGCCATATGCTTTGGGGTGTGATGCGAGGAATGACGTTTCAGAGTTTCTTTCTGGCGATCAGTTAATTCTTTTTTCTTTTTAGTAGCCATCAAATCACCAATTCTTACATGACCAATAGCGGGCCGTTAGTTTAGATTTAGCCGTGTCGCACTTATGTCTGGCACGGAATGATTTACGGCGTTTAGGGTTGCTCTTCTTAATTTTCATATCAGGGTCGCCATACCTGACGATCTTTTCCTTGCCGCCCTCACATGCCTTAACAACAAACTTCTTAGGCCCGTCAGGTGTGCGGCGGGGCTTGTTGCACTTCATCTTAGATTTATCGATCTTTGCCATGCTGACTTCACATCTTATAAATATAAAAAAGGTAAGCGCCGCCTACCGCCATGCCGAAAATAAGAATAACCCCGGCGAAAATAGAGATAGCTTCTATAAGCTCTTCTCTTTCCTTCTGGCGCTGCTTCTCAGCCGCTTTGCGTGCTTTACGAGCCTGTCCCTGGTATTCTACCCAGCTATCGTACAATCCAGGGCGTCCGTAGAGCCGCATATGACTTTCAAGCTGGCGGCGTTGTTCTTTGATCTGATCTAGGGCTAGGAAGCTCTCAAAGTCGGCTGTATCTTTGCCCATGACCTTTTTAAATATAGACTTCTTATCGCTCTCAGCTTTGTCTTTAAGACTGTCTTCTGCGCTTAAAAAGTCACTGATCGATTTACCGCATTGAGCTAATTCTCTACCATTCTGTACAGCGGATTTAATTACCCCGAAGGCAGCATTTGCCATCGCAATTTCTGCAAGCATTACCCCCTCCCCGAAGTATGCTAGATGTTTTGCCCCTCTAATTTAAAACAGTAGGGCTTGGTCACCAGTTGCAGTCTATTCGCTGCGTATTTAGCAATTTTTAACATTTCTCCTGCACACTCGTTTCGAGTGGAGTAGAAAGTATTGGGCTTCATCTGTACGTCGCAACTCGAAACATCGACTACGGACATACAGAGAAGTAATACCCCAACAAACATTATTTCTTCTTTTTAGAAGCCATACCGCCGTAGCTGTATCCAGGCTTCTTTTTCATCGCCATACCACCGCCCATCATCTTAACCTTCGCAGGTTTACCCGCAGGAGGATTAGACGCACCGCACTTCGCTTTAGTCATCTTCATGTTTCTTTTCCCTATCAACGTAATGATCTGCTTGCTCAACTGTTGTTGAAGCTTCATCAAAACCAAAGAATTCGTCGTAACCACGAAATATAAGGTTTTCATCCTGGGCCTGGCGGGTAGAGATTAATCCCTCAGATAGGAGATAATCTCTGACCTGCTCTAGACTAAGCTTCTTGCCTGTGGCTTGAAGAATGGCGGCACGGATGTATATGAGGTTTACCAAGGGTTTCCTTACTAGGAACTAACCCAATGCTTGTATTGTAACATTAGTTAGAACCTATAGTCAAGACCATAACAAATAAATTAGCTATGGTATGTTTTTAGGGTAGACAAGTCTGAAAATCTTGGTATACTAAAGTAGTTACGCCCCCCGGTATATATATAACATACCTATGGTTTAAATACTTTATGGTGAATCTCACCACGATATATACCCATATCCTTTAATTGCCTGTCGGACATATTCTGTAACAGCCAATAGTTAGCTCGTTGCTGTTGTGATTTCTGGATAGATTTAAAGATACCATTAAGGCTGGCAAACACATAATTCATAATATTCTCCATAGTTAAGTGTTTTAGTAACTATATTATACCAAACCATAACTATGGTTACCTCTATGTATTACGAATACCCGCTATGCAGTCCGTAGCCTTCTCAACAGATACCTTAAACCATTCACCTCTACGATCAGAGGATATTACATCTAAAAGCTTATGAGCCATAGATTCATCCTTACGCCTATCCTCAGACGATACCGCACAATGCAGGACATAATCCCTAAGAGGGCTAGAAGTCTGATAGCTACTGCACCTATCATTAGCATCAATAGCCATACCTACCTTAACCCATTCGGGCCAAGCAGGATTAGAGATTACATAAACGTAACCTTCTTTCGTAGAAGGTAAGTTTTCAAAACTAGAGAATGCAGCGTCATTAAAACTCTTATAACGACCAGGTTTATGAAGTGGATGAGAGAATGATATATACTTACCGTCCACCCACATACGACTGCGGTTATGTGCGTCTTTTAAAGCACCCTTAAACGGCATCAGTTCACATCAAATAGATCTTCTACAGCCGCTACGCTGTCTTCCATATTACGGGCTACTTCCCGTAGCTTCTCCCCTTGTCGAACAAGCTCATGGGCAACGACATAAAGCTGAGTATAATCGCCACTATCAACTAAGAAATCTTTAACCGTATCTGTAACGCCAGATAGCTCAATCCTAGCCTCATTAGGCTCCTCTTCATCACCTACATAAATCAAAGCTACTAGGTAACATATTCCGTGGTCATCTACTTCAATATCGATGTCCACATTGGCACTAACCTCTAGGGCTAGATCCGCACTGTATTCACTCATAAGAGATCCACATATTAATAACAGGTTTCCCTGTATTATGGATATTAGCTAAGTACCATAACTGAGTCAATAGTAACTTTGCAAAGTTTACATTTACAGTTGCTAAGTTTGCAAACTATTGTACGATGTTGACGGTTTTAAATCCTGACCCGCAATACTGGGCCTGTTTACGGTTATGATTTCCTGAAAATAGGTAGGGTTTGTATACGGTACGGGTACACCCCCCCCTGGCACTCGCCCCCCTCAAAGAAAATAAAACCTAACAAATAAAATATATAGATAACAATAAATTGCCCTGGTATTTAGTAGGGATTTATCATGCTGCAACCTTTTAGGTCATAGTTTCAAAGGGAAAAAATAAGCAATAATAAGGGGATAAACTTTCAATTGATTGCGGGAATTGGTCGAAGGTTTAAAGCCCTGGGAAAATGCACCAGAAAAACGCCCCGGAATTCTGTTGATAATTTTTAAAGGGCGGCGGGAAGGGCTTGGCGGTGTACAATATCCCGTACCTTTCCCCCTATCAGATCCCATCAAACCTCATCCCCTGGACATAATACCCACATAAGCCCCCAGGGATAACGCCCCAGGGGAAGCAA